GATCTGGGGTATATTTCATAGCAACTCACTTCAAAAGAACTTCGAGTTCCAGGGACTATGGGAAATAGGCAGCGCTATGGTGACGCTTCCTACGGAGTATCCAGATGGTACACAAGCAGAATTCAACACGTACGATCAACTCACAATTCCTGACTTCAAAGTGCGCATGTGGGAGTTAAAAGAGTATCGTCCTACCCACAACAACCAACAACAGTTCCGATATCCGCTTGCTAGTATTGAGTACGTTGCATCCGCCGTTAATAACGTCCTGGTTGTTTATACACAAGGCGTTGATTTCAATGTGGTTGATGGCAATATCGAATGGATTGCTGGACAAACGCCTATATTCAATGTGGGTCAGAATAAGGGTGATGTCTACGTAATCCAGTACTATGCTAATCCTGTGTATAATGTTATTCAGCACTTGAGAGAACTTCGGATTACTCAAGAACTTAACTTGCAGGGTCAAAAGACGCCTAAGCAACTTCCACAGCAGATCTTAGTGAAACGAGACTTTTTGCGAAATAAATCTCGTAGAGAAGAATTAGGTGAGTAATTTAAAAGCAACAGGCCACTGAGTAGGTTATAATACAGACATGACAGTGACTAAGCTGACTTATAAAAGTTGAAACAAATGATACTTGTTAGTGACTTTATTACAAAGAAAGTAGGAACGCAGGGTCGCCAAGATCGATTCTATCGAATGATAATCTTCGTAAGAGCAATAAGATTGAAGGAGGTGTATCATTCCAGCTGCAGTAAGTAAAAGACAGTACCGCTACATGATGGCGATTCTTCACGGAAAGAAGGACGGGACTTCTTCACGTGGCGATCGTGTTCCTAAGTCTGTTGCTGGAAAGTACGCTGGCAAAGGCCCTACTACTGATGCACCTGAGAGTAAGGACAAAGAGCATAGTGGTGGCAAATGGGATGAAGGCCATCATGCTTCAGATAAGAAGCGGGTAGATGCTAAACGTCTTGAACGTAAGAAGAAAAAGAAGTTAAATAAAGCGCTAGAAGACTACCTAACAAGCAATAAGCGTAAAGGTGCTGGCTGCTTGGTTGTAGATGATAAGGGCCGTTTTTTACTAGGTCAGCGTCCAGACAATGGTATGTGGGCTACACCTGGTGGACATGTTGATGAAGGCGAGTCGTTTGAAGAAGCTGCACTTCGTGAACTAAAAGAAGAGGCTGGCATTACAGGTAAGAGTGCTGGTAGCCTTAGTTCTGGTGTTCATCGCGGCTATGATACCCAGACTTTCCTAGTTACTTCTTTTAAAGGCAAGCCAAAGCGTAACGATGAGTTTCTATCTCTCAAATGGTTTTATGTCAGCGATATTCCATGGGATGAAGTAACGGACTATACATCGGAAGCTATTGGTAAATACGTAAAGAAAGAATTAGCAAAAAACCAAAACTTAGAAATGCTTGTTGCACAAGAAGAGCTGCAGAAGAATATTATTCGTTCTGGTAATGCCCCTGCAAATACGACATATGAGCTTACTCACGGTGATGCTCTTAAAATGGTTGGTAATGGTACATTCCGGATGCTTCGTAATGCCGTTAAGGATATGGCTGATGAAGATTTCAGGGATATCAAGATCGACAATCATACTCTTTACATTAGAAAACACACCAATGATGTTTACTCTGGTCGTGTAACCGATGGACACAAGCAGGTTCACCAGTTTACCAATAAGTCCCTTCCTTCTGTTGCTGCAGAACTGATGAGTGTATTTGAGTGGTATGCTCCAGAGGATGAGAAGGAACTAGAACTTCTTGACGAGTCAGATTTGGGTGATGACGCTATTGATGGTGGGCTTAACTCTCTAGTTGATAATTATAGAAAACATAGTGTTGTTAGTATCTATAGTGAGATGGAAAACATCCGTGAAGAAATGCGCCACGGTATGGCTGTAGATCTTCAACAAGTCGAACAAAAAATGATGAAGCTGTTTGACAAACTAGAAGAAACTGTTATTGAGATTTCTACTAAGCACAATAAGCTTGGTGATGAAGCTGGCGATGCAGTTGACCTGCTTGACAGTAAGCTAAAAGAACTACAGGCTAAAATAGATAGCTTCGCAAAGAAGCCTGTAAGTGTGGATGCATACTCTGCTTCCCCTAGAGACGATAAAAAAGTACATGCAGAATTTTACAGCTATCTTCCAAGGCCAGCTGTAGATATCTCGCCAAATGGTCATATAAAAATCTCGTTTGGTTCTGAGTGGCAACCTCTAGAACGCGAAAACTTTTTACACGATCTTAAGGCTAGGGCTGTCAAGCACGGAGGACGCTAACCGTGAGCGTTCAGCTTGATATAAGCAGACTTCGATCTGCACTGCGTAGTCAGGATGTATCTAGTATAAATACGCAGTATATCTGTGATGACGCCGAAAATCAGATTAACCAGTCCTTATTGTCTATAGTATCTGATGCAGTTAGTGAAGCTATAGATCACGCTCTTAGTATAGGCGCAGATGGCTTCATAGACGACGTCCAGGTTGTTGCTGATGCTGATGGCTTATATCAAATATCAACCCATTCTGGAACACTAGACTACTCTAAACCTGAACAGCATATGTTGTCTAGTTTACTTAAGAATGCTAAAATAAGTAAAGATGGGCATAGATATAAGGTAATACCTATTAAGCAAAAAGATACTCAAGTAGAACAGAGTATGTTTAGTATGATGCAGAATAGGCAGGATGCTATGGATGATTCTAGGAATGCCCTGCGAGAGGCAGCCACCAATCGTAAGCTAGCTTTAACTGAAGCTCTTGGCGTCAATATATCAAAACAGGTTTCGTTTGCTAATACTGTGAAAACAAACAAGCATGCTAAGACTGGCGCTACAGAATTTAGAACAGCAACAGATAGGCAAGATGCGTCTAGTGCCTGGGTGATTCCAGAAAAAGAAGCAGACATGAGTGAATATATTCAAGTATTAAATAGGCAAATTACAGATCAGGCTTTAAGTGCCATTGCTTCTGTGATGGATTCCTTTTATTCGCAATACGTGGGAGAATAATATGTCAATGGCTATGCCACAAGTTGCACTACATAGAATAATTTGGGAAGGTATTCAGCTACTTAAGCAGAATCCCGATATTCTAGATGACATCTTTACATACTACACTGTTGAGCCTATGAACCGTGACTATGGTCAACCATATGTTGATAACATAAAGAAATGGTTTACAGAAACAGAGATACCAGTAGTGCAAGCTTGGTCGATAAATCCCCAGCAATCTCCTCAAGTAGCTATTAGACTGGCCTCTGAGCAAGAAGACGAGAGTAAGGCTGCTATCAATGACCATTACGGTATGGGTGAAGAGAGCGACATTGGGACTAGTGCTTTCGTAGTAAACCTAGAGATATTGTTGATGGCGTCTCGTAATGCCGACGAAAGTCTGTGGCTATACTACATAATTAGCTATATCCTATTTAAGAGAAAAATACAAGCAGAGAGACTTGGCCTACAATTACAGACATTTAGTGCTACTGATAACTCTAGGGATTTGGGTAAATTTGCTGATAATATATGGGTAAGGACTATCAGGTTTCGCTGCGTGGTTCAGAATTTCTGGGATGCAAGACCTTACCTAGATATAAGCGATATGGAGTTAGATGTTGCTGTAAGTAATCAGTTAAATGTAGAAGTAGATATATAATAGCGTTAACCTAATTGGAGATTAGTATGTCAGATAAAAATCTTAAGCGTCAAATTAAAGAAATGGAATCTGCTAAGCGTGCACAAAACCAGCCGCCAGCAGAAGTAACACTACCTATCAGTTTTGATCAATGGTGGGTTGCACTTAGCCGACGCATGACTCTTAAACCGTCTCTAAAAGAGATTATGTGGGCAGACTTTAATGCTCGCGGTATTAAGAAAGAGGAGCTGCCAGCTAAGTATGAAGAAGGTTTAAAGCTTTTTGGGCTTTAATTCCAGATGCGGAGCGGATGGGAGGTCAAGTATGCTAAGTGGTTGGATAGTCAGAATATTGCCTGGGAATATGAGCCGTCGTTTCTACTGAGTGATGGAAGAGTGTATTTAGCAGATTTTAAGTTAAATGATGAAACTATCATAGAGATTAAAGGGTATTTTAGGCCTGATGCTAAGATAAAATGGGATAGGTTTTGTGAAGAGTATCCTGAGTTAAAAAAACAGCTACTTATGAAAACAGAATTAACAAAGTTAAAGATCATATAAAGGGGATATAGTATGGCTATTAATGTAAGTTTTAACGGGGCAACGATATATAAACCCGGCTCTTATTCCAAGACCAATATCGACTTGGGCGGCGGCTTTCCACTAGGACCTGCTGGTTTGATCGCTGTCTTCGGCGAAGCAGATGCTGGCGCGCCTGGTGCAAGTGAAATTAATATCGCTGATAATCGCTATCAAGCAGATCAGATCTCGTCAATCAGAAACAAATATCGTAGCGGCCCAATCGCTGACGCAGCAGCTATGCTGTTTGCTCCAGCTGCTGATGCTGCTATTCCTGGCGGCGCACAAACTGTTTGGTTTTACAAAACCAATGCATCTGTTCGTGCTACGCTTGCTTTAGCAACTACTTACGGAACTGCTCGCGCTAGTGAGTGGGGCGTTGGCGGAAACAAAGTATCAGTTAAGAATACATTAACTGTGGAGACCCCAGCTACTGCAGTATCGACAGCCACATTCGTTGAGCTAACTGTTCCAGCTGGTACTTTCTCAGTCAGAGTTAATGGTGTAACATCTACCACTATCACTGTTGCTGGTACGTATGCTTCTCATGCAGCCTATGTAGCTGATGTTGCTTCGTGGACTGTTGCTGATATTACGTTTACTGCTGGCGGTGTACTTGGTGCAGCAACACTCACCATCGCAATGACTGCTGCTCCTACTGCTCACCAGAACGGTTGGGGACGTAGCTTTGAACTTGTTGATGGTACCAATACGCCTCTTACGGCAGTGCTTGGTCTTAAGCATACTGTTGGCCTTAAGACTCCAGTTGCTGAGCCAAGTGCTTCGGTAACACTTACTCAAACCCGCGACGGTATCACTGAGAGTGATTCTGTTGGTGGTTCGGTTGTTATGGGTATTGGACATGATGGTTCAGGTGGTGTTACTAGCGCCTCTGTTACTGTTGATGCTACAAACATTACTCTCACTACTAACCTCGGCGCTGTAGTCCTTCCTAAATCAGGGTTTGCGATTCTTAAGGATGTTGTTGCTGAGATCAATACGGCTACCTACGGCGGCTGGAGCGCTTCACTTACTAGCACGCTGTATAACCAACTATCTCTTGATACGCTGGATAACATTACTACTGTTGGTGCTCTTTCTGCTACAACTGCACAACCTGCACGCCTTAAGAAAGATGCTTCTGAAGTTGCTGCTCTATTCGCTCAAAGCTCGATGGCAACTCTAGAAGATCAAGCTCTTACTGGCCTTCCTGATGCAGTACTTGAGATGATGTTGACTGGTGGAGCAAAAGGAGCTACTTCGCCTGCTAGTGTTGTTGCGGCTCTTGAGAAATTCGAGAAATTCCACGTCAATGCTGTTGTCCCATTGTTTTCTTGGGATGCAACAAGCGATAT